ACAGTCATATCAGGAACTGAATCAGCTAATCATTTTTATGAAAACGTTGTTCCTAAAATTTTCATTCATGACGAGTACACACCTGTTCTTATCGACAATGTAGTTAAAAGACAGCAAAAAATATTAAAAACCATCAACAAGGAGAACTGTATGTATGGACGCACTCAAATAGATCCTAGGTCTTTCCTTATATTAGATGACTGTTTGTACGATTCTTCTTGGACAAAAGATAAGAATGTTAGAGCATTGTTTATGAACGGTCGTCATCTTAAAATGTTCTTTATTATTTCTATGCAATATCCATTAGGTATCCCACCTAACTTGAGAACAAATATTGATTACATTTTCATTCTCCGTGAGAATATTGTAGCAAACAGAAAAAGAATATACGATAACTATGCAGGCATGTTCCCTACTTTTGAAATTTTCTGTCAAGTTATGGATCAATGCACAGAACATTACGAATGTTTAGTCATTGATAATACTACCAAAAGTAATAAACTTGAAGATACGGTATTCTGGTATAAAGCAAACGAAACACCTTCTTATCGGGTATGTCAAGAAGAATACTGGATATTAAGCAAAAATATAGGAGACTCTAATGAAGAAGATGCCGAAGAAATGTTTGACCCATCTAGTATCAAAAAACGACAACATATTATTAATGTAAAAAAAATCTAACGAACAGGAAACCCAGCGCTTCTTGTATCTGGTACATTATCAAACATCGCTTTTGATGACTGACTCGTATGTTTATCATTCATAAGAAATTCATCATAATAAGTTCTTGGAATGAATTTATACTTAACTCGTACATCTTTTTTTATTTTTTCTATTTTTTCTTCATATATTCCATGAACAATCATAAGCATACCTAAAAACAAAAAAATAAAAATTATTGTTTTCATATTTTAAAACTAAATAACATTTTTATATCATAATTTTAAAATTTATTATCTAGTTAACATTCTTGATAAGTTTGATCCGTTTGTCCCTCTTCAAACAAAGACTTCTCGATATCTGATGTTGTTGTAATATCAACCTCTTCATCATCAATAATATCAGGCATATTATCCTTATGAGTCTGTTCGTGTGTACGTTCAATGAGTTCTTTCTTACGCTCATTATAAAATATATCCTTATTCTCACAATTCTTCTTGTACTCTCTCATCAGTGTATTAAGCTCAGTCTCTGAGTATTCACCATCCTGTATTTCGTCTGGATTTGCAGACCATGGACACCAGCATCCGACCTGTGCTATGTAAATATTATGAGAGTTATTATCAATTCTCTTAAGCACTTCCGCACGAATCTCTGCCTCCTTTTGAGTTTCATATGTTCCACGAATCTTGATACCACGAATAGATGTCTGATAGTTGTTCTCTTCGGAAAACTTGTTACTTATATCTATCTCGTTTTCAATTTTGAAACTTTTGAAGTCTTCATCGATACTGTTCGAATCAAAAAACACAGAATATTGCTCTTTGATAGAACGAATCTCGTTTGTTTTGTCGGGAAAGAGTACTTCAAGACCGTCGACTAACTCAGTATTCCTTTTACATAGAGATTTCATATACGCAGAAATTATATATGCGTCTTTGGACTTGATGACATCATCTGGTGATAAGAAAGATAAACACACATAGTTCTGACCCCTAATTTGTGGATCTTGTTGCAAAAAATCTTGTTTACTCACATCAATTCGTTCGTTTGTCTCTGGTTCCATTATATACAAAAATGTTATCGTTTTAATAATTTAAATTGAATATCTTTATATATGTTATTTTGTTTGTAAATTTTTTCTCCCTAATAATTAATAAAAAATATGTCTGAGTTCTCCTTTGATGTCATGGAAATTGTTGTCCGCATTCTTAAATATCTTTTCGAAGGTCTTGTTGTAGCCACTGCTGCTTTCTTCTTCCCCGGTAAGAAGCCCAAGGTTGAGGAAGTTATGTTTATCGGTTTCGTTGCCGCTGCTACCTTCTCTCTTCTTGATCTCTTCGCACCTTCAATCGGAGTTTCCGCTCGTCATGGTGCCGGTTTCGGTATGGGTGCCAACCTTGTTAACTTCCCCAATTAAATAATATAACATTTATTGTTTAAAAAGTACACCAAAAAAATTATATAAATTTGTTTTTTTATTAGTTATAAAACATTGTTTTTTAGAACAAACATTTACAAACATTTACAAATATTTTCATGTATAATATAAAAATAAAAAATGTTTACAATAAGTTTGCAATATATACAAAATTTCATACTTCTATTAATTTCATTAATTGTATCATGTACATTTAATAAATTCCATAAACAATCTAAAAAAATTCCAAAAACTATATGGACTTATTGGGATGATGAAGTGCCTATTAGTGTTGTTAAAATTATCAAAGAATGGGAATTTTTAAATCCATCGTGGAGAGTAATTATGGTTACTAATAATATCTTACCAAGATATCTTAAATCGTCAGAGTTACCAGCTAACTTTTATGATGGAGTTGAAACTTCCCAGTATTCATCGGATATTGTAAGAATTGCTATATTGTATAAATTCGGAGGTATATGGTTAGATGCAAGCATAAAGCTTTTAAAAAGTTTAGACTGGGTTGTTGATGAGTTCAATAACACAAATATAGATTACTTAGGATATCAAATGCCGTCTTTTACAACAAATAGATATAAACCAGTGATTGAAAGTTGGTTTATTGCATCTAAACCTAATACAACCTTCTTAAAACAAGTTTATAAAGAAATGAATAAAGCGTTTGGTAGAAGAAAACAATATGTTAAACAAGTTGAAAAATATGTGGATCTTCAAAAAATTCCTGAAAATTTAAAAGATTATTTATGTATTCATGTATGTATGCAAGTAGTTTTACAAAAAACTAATGTAAATATGAAAAAGTTTAAGTTGATTGATGCATACAAAGACGCTTTTTATTTACATGGTAAGTTTAATTGGTCTTCAAAACATGTCGTTGAATATTTAAAAACTAAAAAGTTTTTCGAAAACGAAAATAATATGAATCTCGTCAAGTTACGAGGGTCTGAAAGAATTTTGTTATGATCATACCAATACTTTCTATTACATCTGATAATTTAAAAGTTCAAAATCTTTCTGATAAAATTTTTGAACTAATTGCTTTGTTTCTTCATCATAATATCTATTATAATCTTCGTGTTTGGAGATATTCGTTTTTTTTAATGAAACTGGACTATATCCATACATTTGTTGAAGTTTTATATAATCTTCATTTAAACTTTCTTGTTTTAATATATGTGTCACTTTTATATTATTGTTTTTATCTGATAAAAATAGGTATTGTGGCTTATAATGAGTATCATTTATAAACTTATGTAAATTCTTTACAAATTCTTTGAAATTGTTTTTATATTTTTGTTGTTTTTTCATACTTTCAATATCCCACACATTTTTCATTCCACCATCCTGAAGATAAAAAAACGCAGACACCAAACGATCATACGGGTTTCTAACGATCGTATATGATGATTTGTATTTTTTACCTTTTCTAATTACATCGTTAATACTTGTATGAAAAAAATAAATCGAGTCTTCGAAAAATTTAGTGTTTTTTATAGAATTGCCTCCAGTTTTAGGAACATGTATGAATAAAAAAGGAAGAGTGTATATCTTAATTAAATGAATAGATACTAACAAAGTCACCATTACTACAAAAATTACAACTTTAATCAGACACTCTTTCATGATTTATTATTAACATATATTTTCATTCAATTTATAATTATTTAATTGCTTATTTTTAGTATTCACAATATGATAAATGAGGATTGAGTTTGTGATTAAATGTTCTTCGGATTGATCGTTTTATAATATCTGAATTGGAAAAAGGATTAAATGTGTGAAATATATATAAGTTGATAAAAATTATTTATGACTGGACAGATGATACCCTAAAACCCTAAAAAACACCACATTATAAGCAATATGGGCTCCAAAAAATATGTACAACCAAATTTTAACTTTATTTTAAAAAATCCCGCACACACTTTTTTTTTAAATTATAGTATAAGGTATAAAGTATAAGTATTATTTAAAAAAGATTTAAATTGTGGTACTAATATAAAATGTACCACTGTGAACGGTGTGTATATTCAACTAAAATAAAATGTAATTTTATTAAACATCAAAATAGGAAGATACCTTGTCGTATAAATCAGGAAAATAGAACTCAAAATGGCAACCCTAATGACTCAAATGGCAACCCTAATGACTCAAATGGCAACCCTAATGACTCAAATGGCAACCCTAATGACTCAAATGGCAACCCTAATAACAATCCTGTTGTCTCAAAGGTTAACCCTATCGAAAGGAAATGGATTGACATTGACATAAAGTATGTAAG